AAGAAAGAGATCTTATGTTAAAAAAACAAAATAATAAATGTAAGATTTGTAATACTAAATTTAGTAAAGTTACATCTAACATAGATCATTGTCATACAACCAATAAAGTAAGAGGTATACTATGTACTGCGTGTAATATGGGATTAGGTTTATTTAAAGATAATACAGAAAATTTAACAAACGCTATTACTTATTTAAAGGAAACAGAAACTTTACCAGAGGAGTTTAAATAAATGAAGTACAAGTTTAATGAAGATAAATCAATAGAAGTTCTTTCTAACTACATAAAGAGTACATACAAAGAACACTATGCTAAAGATAAAAAGTATCAAGCAACAGATATGATCTTTGATTCAGGATACGGAGAAGGATTTTGTCTTGGCAATATAATGAAGTATGCAATGAGATACAAAAGAAAAGATCAAGGTTATCTCAAAGATATTTTAAAACTTATACACTATGCTATTATATTGTATGGTGAAGAAACTAAACGATTAAATGAGGATCCAAGAAAATGATAGGAAGATTACTATATATGATACCTTTCTTTGGAATGGTTATAGGAGCATACTTTATGTGGACTCCCGATATTAGAGCAGCAATAATTTTAGCAGGACTTGCTCTAACACAAAGTCTAATATGCTTTTTATATCTTATTGTACAAATTATGGCTAACGGAACTAATGGAACATTAGAAGTAGAGGTAGAGCTTGGTGATGCTCTTATGCCTGTTATCTTCCTTATGTTATCTTCTATAACATTCTTATTAATAACCACACAACTTGCAGAGGCTTTCGCACTATGAATACACAACTACCTACTAACTATCAACAGTTTATACATCTGAGCAGATACGCTAGATGGAATGAAGAGAATCAACGCAGAGAAACATGGGATGAAACTGTATCTCGATATTTTGATTTCTTTGAGAAACATTTAAAAGAAAATCATAACCTAAGTAAACCACAGTTCGATGAAACTAGAAAGTACTTAGAGAAAGCTGTACTGTACTTAAACATTATGCCAAGTATGAGAGCATTAATGTCTGCAGGATTAGCTTTAGAAAAAGATAATGTAGCAGGTTTTAACTGTAGCTATGTTGCTGTAGATAATGTTCGTGCATTTGATGAGACACTTTACATACTTATGTGTGGTACTGGTGTTGGCTTTAGTGTAGAGCGTCAGTATATAAACGAGCTACCAGATCTTCCAGAAGATTTATTTCCTACAGATACTGTTATTAAAGTAGCTGATTCTAAAATAGGATGGGCAAAAGCCTACAAAGAATTGCTATCTTTACTTTACTCAGGGCAAGTTCCCACATGGGATGTCTCTAACGTAAGACCTTATGGTGCTAGATTAAAAACATTTGGAGGAAGAGCAAGTGGCCCTGCTCCGCTTGAAGAGTTATTTGATTTTACTATTAATATATTCCGTGATGCTATTACAAAAGGACAGCGTAAGCTTGTATCTATAGACTGCCACGATTTGATGTGTAAGGTCGCAGAAGTGGTAGTCGTTGGAGGAGTAAGGCGAAGTGCTTTAATCTCTCTCAGCAACCTCTCAGACAACCGTATGCGCAATGCTAAGTCAGGTGCTTGGTGGGAAGATAATCAGCAGAGAGCTTTGTCTAATAACTCTGTAGCCTATACAGATGTAGCAGAGCCTGGTGCATTTATGAGAGAATGGTTATCTCTGTATGAATCTAAAAGTGGAGAGCGTGGTATCTTCAACAGACAAGCCGCAGAAAAACAATCTGCTAAGAACGGTAGAAGAGAAGAGTACAAAGACTTTGGATGTAATCCATGTAGTGAGATTATTCTACGCAACAAACAGTTTTGTAATTTAACTGAAGTTGTTGTAAGACCTGATGATACAGAAGACTCTTTAGTCTCAAAAGTAGAGGCCGCTACAATTCTTGGTACGTTCCAAGCAACACTAACAAACTTTAGATACTTAACTAGCAAATGGAAACACAATACAGAAGAAGAATCTTTACTTGGTGTATCTCTTACAGGAATAATGGATAACACTAATATGATAAACGGTAAAATAGATTTGGATAGATTGAAAAAAGTATCTATTGATATGAATAAAGTATGGGCTAAGAAGCTAGGCATACCCCAATCCGCAGCGATAACCTGTGTGAAGCCTAGTGGAACAGTTAGTCAACTGGTCGATAGTGCCTCTGGTATTCACACTAGACATAGCCCATACTACCTTCGTACAGTAAGAGCAGATAAAAAAGATCCTCTAGCTAAACTTATGGTAGACGCAGGAGTGTATCACGAAGATGATCTTACTAAACCAGAACACACTTATGTCTTTTACTTTCCAATGAAAAGCCCTAAAGGTGCATTAACTAGAAAGGACTTATCAGCTATTGAACATTTAGAGATCTGGAAAGACTATCAAGATAAATGGTGTGAACATAAACCCTCTGTAACTATCTCAGTAAAAGAAGATGAATGGTTAGGAGTAGGTGCTTGGGTATATAGAAACTTTAATGATATATCCGGGATTTCTTTTCTTCCTTATTCAGATCATTCATACAAACAAGCTCCTTATCAGGAGATAACTTATAATGAATATAGAAAATGGCTAAAGAAAACAACGGATGTTGTTGATTGGTCAAAGATTACTGAGTATGAAACTGAAGATAATACAGAGAATACTAAAGAACTAGCGTGTAGCGCAGGAACATGTGAGATAATTTAATGGCAAGGATAAAAAGGGAAGAAGCAAAGCTGTTAGCTTATACAGTTTTGTTTAATAAACAAGGACAGTTAATAACAGAAAGAATATCTACAGACATTAAGAAACTAAAAAAGTTTTTAAGTAAAGAAGAATTTAACCTGTTACAGTCCGTACTAAGAAGTGCGACAACTGAATTAGACGCAGTACATAATAAAATTGAAGCGGACTTAAATGCTCGTATAACATAATCAACTCCCTTGTTTTATTGTAATATTAGAACTGCTACCGCCATTCGTAGTGATCTGATTTACTTTCCCTTCCTGTTCAATCCGAATATTATACGAACCTGCTTTATCTACTTTCATTTCTAAAGTATCTTCAATAGCTCTAAAAAACTTTAAATGCGTATCTGTTACAAAGGTACTTATCTGTGTGTTGCTGTCGTATCCTACTGCTGTACCTTTTACTCCATCAGCAGACAGAGACTTCTCAGCTTTTTCTAGTTCATCTACATCTTGAATAATATCTAAGAGGTCTTCAAGAAAGTTACCTGCCAGATAATCTATGTCTAGCTCTGTGTATTCTAATTCGTTTTCTTGCAACTCGTCTGTATCAAGCTCGTTAAAGTCTAACAAGTCTACATCAAGTATGTTATCTGATACAGCAGTTCCTTCTTCCGATTCCTGGTCTTCTCTTTGTGGAGGATTGACAATCAGCATGTTGTCTATCATATCAACAGTAAGATCAAGAATAACAGCAGGAGTAGGAGCTGTTTCAAAGTTATAGACTGTAGTAGCTTCATAGGGCTTGTTGAGTATCACTTGTCCTAAAGCTGTGTCTACAACTATCTCTCCACTAGCATTACCAAACTCGTCAGGTAAAAGTATTACCAAAGCTTCACCAGTTTCTTTTACAGTTATTGTGAAGTCTGTCCCCCTTATTCCAATTGAAGCCGAATGGGTACGAATCTTAATATTATCTTTTGGTATGCGTGGTTTCTTACTGGATATAAAGCGGCCCGTGCCTTTAACGAAGTTAAGAGCCATTGTAGATTTGCTGGGATTAGGATCAAACACGAACTCATCAATAATAACATTGCTGTGTTCAGTAAGTCTTATAGTAGTATCATCTCTAAACGTAACCCCCATCCTGCCCTTTGCAGTCTCTAGTTTATCCATAGAGTTAAGAGAGAAGTCTATTGAACTCTCATATACTTTGTCTCTTACTACTCTGGTGTTTCCGTTTAGTTCTGTAATACTTCCTATATCAACATCCAACGCTTGTGCCTTGATCGTCCTGATTAACGCATACTGTTCCATTGTTTCCGTTAGATGTAATGCGCAACCAATCGTTATCCAAAGTAGACTGCTGATCCACCGCAAACGACCTTGAGTTACCATCGTGTTCCAACTTGAAGTACCCGGACGCATAGCCATCTCCATCATAATTAACCGTGTTACTGTCACCATCAAGATCTATGTAGTTCGTAGCCGAGTCTACATCTAAATCAATATTAACAGTATTTGAATCCCCTTGAACTATCGTGTCAATATCTGCACCACTTGCTAAAGCATTTGTAGCTAAGTCAAGTGAGAATGTGTTTGTACTTCCATCAACGTCTACATTTACATTTGAGTTATCAGCACCATAAGTATTTGTAGGATCAACTTGTATAGTGTACGAGTTTGTATCACCGTCAAAGTCAAATATACCTGTAAATGTATCACTTGTAATATCTCCAAGCATCTTGTTATTATTACCTATCTGATTAACATCTAGTGTCATAGTTGTACCATCAAGATCAAACGCAGTCATTGAACCATGTGCAGAGTTCAGTCCTCCAATTATGTTACCACTTCCTAATTGCTCAAGATCTATATTCGCTGTAGCACCAACTTGATCTACATAGATTTCGTTATCATCAGCTATCACGCTATAAGACATAAGCAACAATAAGCTAATTAGTTTCTTCATATTCCCAATACCCCCTGGTTATTCCTGTTTTTATTATTTGTAAAACACCTTCTTCTATTGCCTGTTGTAGAGCTATAGAAGTACTTTCGTTCTCTGCAACCCCACCTTCTACCTCAACAAGTCTTTGCCCTTCATCTATAAATCTAAAGATGTCTTGCGAAATCCCTGCTGATGTAACTGTTTTAGATACTAATACTTCTATCAGTACCTCTCCTGTTGAGACAGAAACTAATCTCAATGATATGGTAATCAAATCTTCCCTGTATTGTTTAGAACTCCCTACTCCTAACAGTCTTGCTCCTGCACCTCCCGATTTTACATTGCTATCGTAGGTTATAACTCCTCCCTGAATCAATAATCCTGCTAGTAAAAGAGGTTTCACAGCACTGTCCTCTTCAAAAGATTCCCTTGTACTGCGTATAAGTTGCCTTTCTTTAGTCAAAGACTCTAAACCTACACGCTCTGCTACTTGAAAGAACTCTCCATCTGCTGCGTGTTTCAAAGCCCGGATAAGAAAAGCTTCTGGTGCCTGAGTAATTGCTGTAGAGAACAAAGCAAAGCTACCATTAGATTTCCTTTGTCCTGTGTGATCTCTAAAACTATTAGGATATATAGCTATTACTGGTTTTCTTTTAGCTCTAGAAAGACTATTGAGTTCTTCAGATTGTAGTTCTAATATTGAAGAACTTTTAATTACAATATAAGGTATCCCATTTCCGTTCAGTAAATCTCTAGATGCACAACTAGAAAGTAAAAGAACCGATAGGAACAGAAATACTGGTAACGCTACCTTCTTCATCTGTAATAGTAAGTGTGATAAGCTCATTTTCAACTTTGTATTCAATAGTGTTTCCCTCTAGCTCAAGTGTACCTGATGTTTGTGGTGTTTCTCCGAACAGCTGCTCTACCATTTGTCTCGATAGCTGTGCATAGATTCTACTTTCTAAGTTTCTTATAAACCTTGCAAGTGTAGTATTGTCTGCTTCTCTAGCTAACTCATCTTGATAAGCTTCTATCTCATCTTTGATTGCTTGTTTCCTGGTAGCCTCTTGATTCTCGATTGTAAGATAATGCGAACTGCTATTTATCCCTGAGAAACTTGGGCTTTTAAATTTAAACAACATCTCATCAGCTTTTAATGCGTCACTAAAAAAAATTAACATAAACAAAAAAACAAAATTAAATACAAACAATAAATTAATGAGTGTAGTTGTTGATATTTTTTCAATCTTTTCTCTGATCTTCACGGTCTGCTTTACTCACTTTATCAATTTCAATTAAGTTAGGAATACCTAACAAAGTTTTAAGAAGTACATCCTGTCGTATAGTTTGATTATCAAGAGATCTTACACGATCAATCAAGGCTACTATGATCCCATATTGCGAATCTAGTTTAGTACTAAGTCTTTCTTCCATAGCATTTAAACTAGCGTCTACCTTCTCATCAACAACATCTATCTTCTGCTCCATGCCATCAATGATTTTATTTATAAGCTTCCAAATAAAGAAACCCAATCCTAGCGCACTAGCAATCGGGAATCCTACTTGATTAATAAAATCAATAGCTTCTTGCATTTACTTATCTTCTTTAGTAGTGTTACTCGCTCCAAAGTAAAAAGATATAATAGCACTTGCAAGACCTCCAAGATAGCCGAGGACTAAGTTGATTAATGCTTCGCTGTTTTGCTCTGGAGGTTGGAGCGTAATTAGAAAAATGTAACCCATAAAGCCACCGACTACAGTTACTCCAATAACTCTAGATGTCCAGTCTTTAGAAAACTTTGTTCTAGCATCTTGGATATCTTTAGTCTCTAGAGCATATAGATCTACATCTAACTCTTTCATCTTGACTTCAAAGTCTGTGTCAATCTTTTTAAGTTCTGCCAGTTGTTCAGGAGTTGCTGCCTGTACTGCCTGTTCTATTTTCTTAGGTGTTGGCTCACAACCAAGAGCATCAGCTACCATATTGGCTGCCATGTTACCCATAGGCCCACCAAGAGCTGTGCCGATTGTAGGAGCTACTGCGCCTATAATGTTTTTTATTAATCCAAATTTCATTTTATTTCTCTCTGTTTAGTTCATCAGGATCGAATCGTATGTGTCCTTGTAGTATTTTATCTACAGACTCCATAGCTAATTCTAACGGTAGTTCTGGCATCCCTTTTAGATGAGCTTGTAAAAGCTCTTCATAGACTTTTCTAAACTCTTCTCGCTTTAACCAAGCCAAGTTTTGTTTAGTTCGCATCTTACAATCTATGCGATACCCCCTGTCTAAATCATCTTCGTGGTACATTATAAGTATAT